AAATTAGTTATTTTTCTAGGTAGTGTTTCCCCAATATCAGTTTCAAAACCTTCTTCTATAACTTCTTTAATTTCATGCAAAGTTGTATCGCTAGCCAAATTCAAATCCGAGCCAGTTAAATAAACTTCCCCTGATTCATCTTCACGAATATTCCAAACATTACCATCTAAGTCTTCAACCCTCAAAGAAGATGCATCCAACTCAACATCACCATCAATTTGTGCCGTAGACCTTAAAGCACCATTTTGCCATTCCACAGGTTCCCATCTTCCTTCTTGTGCATCATAACCAAAAAACCTTGCCACACCTGAATATGCAGTGCTAGTTACTAATGCAATAATAAACACAGACAATAAAAAATATAAGAATATATTTATAATTCTTTCTTTTCCCATAAATAACTCTCCTTACTTGTTTAATATAATTATTTCAATCGAAGATATAATAATATATCCACAATTGAAATATCAAGGTAAAATAGTGGACGGTGTATCTAAGAACCATATTCTGCAACACCGTCCACTATACCTTGATAAGAAAGAAGCATAAGTCTTAATGACTAATGCCTTTTAAACTTGCCAAGCCTTAGCAGGCTGTATCATTCCAACACCTTAGCGGTGTAAATGTTCTCTGGCCGTTTAATAACGGGAAGAACGTGATATTCAATAAGAGCCTGTCGTGGAGACGGGTCTTCTTCAAACCACGTTTTAGAGAACTTGCCTGGATTTCCTTCGGCACGTGGGTCAGTAGCAGGAGCAGTTTTTCGTTTGATAACGTCTCCTTCTACTTCAGGACCGTTAGCAAGCATTAGAATCCTGTCATCACCAATGAACTTACGCTTAGTGCCAGTTTGGTCAACATAAGCAGCGTCATAAGTCTCAAGATTCAAACCTGCCAAACGAGTCAAACGACCTTCTTGCGCACGTTCTTCTTTCAATTGAGCCTCGCCAATTTCATGCTTGACTGACTCAGCCTCAATAATGGCATCCATGACTTCCGAAGGCATGTAAACATCAGTAACAACATGACCAGAATCTTCTTCAACAATTCTAGCCATCTTCAGAAGATTACTGATTACACGAGCATTACCTTCGTCATCCCACCATGCATCACCCAAATCAACAGGAGTTTGTTGGTGAGTAGTTGGAATACCATAATCAATAGCAAATTGAACGTCATTCTGGTCAACAACAAGTTCACCTTGCAGAGCTTCCCAAATCATCCACTCTCCCAGACGTTCTACCTTGCCATCTAGGTCTTCCATTTCATCACGAAGCTTTTGTTGCGCAGTCTCACGAGCATCTTGTCCCGGTCGTCGTGACCAAGTTAGAGTACTTTGAGAAAGCACCTTCTTCTCCTTAATAGGAGCAGTCTGAGCAGTTCGCTGTTTGCGAACCATTTCATCCTGAATGTTAGCTTCAGAATCAGGATGTGTAAAACCAGCCAAATCACGACTCTGATGAATCTCGTCCCAAAGGAACACATTAGATTCTACAGGGTCTTCAGGGGCTAGTTCGTGACCAAGCATTTCAGGATATTGAAATTTCCTGACAAGCTCAGTCATAACCTTATAATGAAACAAATCGTCCACTAAAAATTACCTCCTTTTTTAAACAAATATAAAACTATTTTCTAGGTCTTCTTTAACAACGTCATCAAAAGACTTCAATCGGTCTTCTTCGACAGCTGCCTGAACAGTAAGAGGGAAAATAGCCTTTCTATCCTTAGTACTAATTTTCTGAGTACCAGCGTAGATACCAACGGCATCTTGAGTGCCATCATCTACACGAATAGAAACACCCTCTACTTGGTCATTATCAAGAGCAGAAACAAGAACAACCTTGTTTTCTGCTTCGACGATTTCATCGACCTCAATGGTTTCTTCATCGTCTTCATCTTTGTAACTAAAGATAAGGTCGTCTCCGGCTTCGATACCATATAGAGAAGTGACAATAACTTCGTCATCCCCAACATCGGCATCTTCAGCAACCTTAGCTTTAATCACTGGTTCATAAAGAAGGCTAGAATCTTGTTGCCCAACACAAGTTCCCGGCTCAATATAACCAATATCACTAGCTAGAGTACCATCGAAAGTGATAAAGTTAGTAGAAGCCAGAATCTGTTCGGGTTCATCTTTTCCAACCTTCTTCTGGTCAGGTGCAATTCCTATCACCAAAATTAATCAACCTCCTTTAAGCGTTATAAATTTCTTCAGAAAGTTCTTTGGCCTTGTCGGCAGGCATTTCGCCTTCTTCCTCGGCGGGGTCAACACCACCTTCTTTACTGGTATATTCATCAGTGTCAACCTGTGGTTGAAGAGAATTAATGAATCCTTCAACCTTATCAATGAGAGCTTCGCTCTCTTCAGAAAACTCATCAACTGTAGGAACTTCCAGAATTTCACGGACACTATCCGTTTGCTTGTCCAAAAGCTTGCCTTCCTGAACAGCCGAATCAATGAACTCATTAATCCTTTGTTCACGATGCTTTCGCTCAAGCTCACGAATTTTTTGGTCACGCTTTTCAAGTTCCGCTTGAACTTCATCACTAAACTCGCTAACTTCTTCTTCAGATTCTTCTTCTGTTTCTTCCTCAGAAGTAAATTCGCAAGCTTCAGCTAGTTCAAGCTTCTCTTCTTCAGAAAGCCCCTCAATAGCAGATACAATCTCTTCAAATTCCACATTCTCACCTCCTTCATCGTTATGATTATATTCCATAGTGAATACCTCTTTCTCATTTTCAATATCTTCAGCAAAATCACCACTAAATACCGAATCAACATCTTCTAAATTCTTAACTTGTGGCAACTCAGAACCCAACAAAGCAACACCAACTAATACGTCATTATATAATTCGCCTTCGGTATCCGTATATTCAGGCAACAATTCAATAGATACACGCCTGTATGCACCCGCCTTAATTAAATCTCCAATTTTTGCAGGAACATTTTCAAAATCAGCCTTAATTTTATTGCCATCAGTATAAACATTAGTAACCCAACCTAAAGCAGGCATACCGCTACTGTTAGCAATAGTATTCCTGTGTCCTGTTTTCATTGGTGGTTTAATTTCTTCACGGGTAGCATTAAAATTATCAACAATTCTTTGTAAATCTTCCGAAGAAAATTCACGTCCTTTATGCTGCCCTACTGAAAAAACTTCAACTCCGTTTAATTCAATAGTGTCGTCAAAAGAAAAGCTAAACTCTTCTTCTTCATTCTCTGTGGTAAATTTTAAAATGGGACATCCCTCCTCGGAATATTCACAATCGTTTGCTATATCGGTAAGTTCAATAATATCATCTATTTTTTCTTCTCTGTTAATAGCCGGACATTCAAAAGCATTGTCGCAATATTTAATCGGCTCTGGGTATTTATCTTTATAATTAGTATCATACGAATAATACCAAATAGTATTATCGTCTTTATCAGCAAATTGATACTTAATCAAATTCATATAAATCAACCTCAATATTATTATACTATATATTCGTTGATAGAATCAAGTAATTTCTTTTGTTTATTTAAACTTTCTTCTAAAAAGTGTTCTACTAAGTCATCTTCGTCATTCAATCTATCAGGTAATTCACCAGAATAAATAATTTCAATATCAGTTTTGAAACTAAATTCTTCTGGATTTACCATCAAATTTATTTTGCTCACTTCCCAATCATTACCATTATGAAAAAATACACAACCGATACCGTTATTATATACTTCAGAGCCACTATCAGAACCGCCACAAAAGTAGAAGTAATATCTATTATCATCTCCATGCTTAAAAACCATAACATGTTCGTTTTCCTCCAATATATTTTTTATTTCAAAACTTTCAGATTTAGATAAGTTCTTAAATTGTATGGCTTTATTCAAATCGTAAAAACCTTCTTCTCCATCATAATACAAATGGAGCATATCGTTTTCTTCCAAAACAGCAGAAAACTCATCAAGGGAAAAAGAACTTTCACCTATACACTCTTCAGGGAATATGAAAGGCATTATTTACTCCTTTCTTTTATCAATTTGTCGATTGAATTAGAAACTGATAACTCAAAAGCTTTCATAGGTCTCATTTGTCGTATGAAACTATCAAACAACCTATTAGCTTCTTCGACAAACAATTTTTCTTCATCTTTATTCCTAAATTCAATATCACAAAACTCAATAAGACCTTCGGGGTCTAGTTTATATTTATCATCAAATTCTACACTATTATCAAACTTATCTTCAAAATCAGGGTGTGTCATATTACGATTATTATATTCATTCGCAACTTTATAATGAATACAATATTCATGATATGTTGGTTCACGACAGGAAGAAATGGAGTGTAATCTATCGTGTATTGATTGAAGCTTTGAGTTATCATATTTTTCTATATCTTCATCATCTATCTGTACAAAATTAACTTCTTTAACCCAATTTCTATGCCCTTCCTTCAATCCATCTTTAACAGGTAATGGTTCGTAAAACTTTTCTTCAGCCACAACAGGATATGCGTATAGTTCGTCATAAGATATATCCTTAAAATACTTATAAACTTTATTCGGAACACGTTCTAAAATATCGTCTAAATCTAAATCAGTAACTTCTATTGGTTTACGAAACCTAGCAAGACCATATACTTTCTTATCTTTTATCAAAGCAACAGTCTCATTTACATGTTTTTTATAATTCATCCTAGACAACCACAAAGTATCTTCATTATCTAAATGAAATTCAGGGTCTTCCATCTTCAATCCTGTTATATTCATATATATCCCTTACTCCTTTTCTCTCAACTTTTTTCTTGCTTTGGTAATCAACTTAACTTCATCACTAGGTCTCTTTAATGTCTTTGCATCAAAAATATCTTCAACAACAATCCCATCTTCATACTCACGATAGTAAACGTCATAAAACCTATCCTCTATTAAAATACGTGACTTAATCATCCCGCTGTTATACATCAGTCGCCTCCTCAAGGCTTCTAGTAACATCTTTTATTTCCTCCAAATCTATCTCTTCAGACAAACCTTTAAGTTCTTTATACATCTCTGTTTCTGAAAATTCTGTTTCATCACTATCAACCCCACTATCGTCTTCAACGCCTTCAACACCTACATCTCCAGCTTCAGGAACATTCATGTAGTTCCTAATCCATTCTTCATTAGCACTAACTACGCCTGCGTCAAGCAGAAGTTCAAGAACATCTGTCCTAGCTTCAATGTTGTCTTCTTGCAAAACATTTAGATAGAATTTAGGATAGTTGTCTTCAGACTCAAAATTATAATCTATCATAGGTTTTATTATTTCATTGTTTATCTTCTTCTCTAACTTCTTCTTTATATACTTTAGACTAAGTATAAAAATATTGAAGTGTTTAACTCCAAGAGCAAAACTTCCAGCCACAGTAGTTTCACCTGTAGACTCGCCCATAAGTTGTGGCACTAAATAAGATTTAAGTATTTGACCATCAAAGTATTTAATAGCTTGATGATAGGGCAAAGAATGTGATTTGCTCAATTGAAGTGTATCAACATCAATGTTCTCCGGTATCATCATGCGACCGCCAAGTTGAACGTTCTTCAACATTTTCCATATGTTCTGTGCCAGCTGACTGTTCAAATTGGTATCAGGTATCTTAGCAATAGCATTAACTTTACTTCTCAATTCAAGAAAAGAACCCCAGAACTCCTTAATAGCTCTTTTCCTGAACCAAGAATCCCATGCAGATTCTAAATCACCTATGCCCGTAACTTTATCCCCCTCCGCCAAATAAGAAAAAATTATCAATTTGTCAAGTGGGATTTCGGTGTCTCCGTCTTCTTTCTGTATTACTTTTTCTATATTACCATGCTTATCTTTCTGAATTTCAAAAGTATTAAGATTGTTCTCCCGTGTCTTTATATCCTTCAAAACAACTTCGTTATTATCATTTACTTTCCAGTTTTTCTCCGATATTGAAATTCCATGGTCTGTGGCTGATAATATACCTCTCAAACCTTCACTAAATGTACCTTCATAATCTTCTTCCAATTTATCAATTATAAATTGTCGTTTCTCCTTTGAATCTTCATATCCTTCTGCGTCTTCATTATTAATAGCAGAAGAAATATTATAACCCTGACCCAACAATGAAAACTTACGAAGCAATGAAGCAAACCTGATAGTAGCGTCACGTTTCATCTTTATCCTATCAGAATGAGTAATATCAGACTCAGGTCTCTCTATATTATCTCCACCAAAAACAGTAGAACCAGATACAGTATATTCGCCTGTATGATAACCTTCTTCACTAAACTCTGATGCATCTTTAGGAGGGCCACCACCTTCAGGAACGTCAATATCATTTTCTTCCAATACTTTCCCTAAATCTTTACTTACATCTCTCATTTCTTTCGTCTTTGATATCAAACCATTAATGAAAGACATCTATATCAATAACTCCTTTTGGTCTGTTTTGTTCTACTTCAAAATTCCTTCTCAAAAATTCATCTATATATTCTGCCTGTTTGTCATAACTAGCGTGACTAACATGCCCTAATCTAATAGCCTGCAAACACAACCAATTAGCCATAACTATATCAGTAGTCTGACCGTAAGGAAAACTCATAAGCTCTGATATCCACTTACAAAACACACAACTACAACCATCATTCTTATGAGATTCATAATCATAATCAGCTTCCCACTTCCCCTGCTCCATCTCTATAGCAAGAGAAGGAACACCCACTTGCAAATCAACCTTCTGATATCCAGTAGTATGCCCTTGAATATTTATATCACTACCGCCCATAATGCTCTTGGCCTCAATCCATTCAACCAAAACTTCCTGAAATGAATTGTTCTCGACCATTATTACATTAGGATTAAATAACTCATTAATCTCTATAATCTCATCTATCAATCTATGTGACTTCCATTGGCCCCGCCTTATGTCTATCGGGTGTCTAATATTATCGCTATCAACAAGGGTAGTAAAAATAACACTATACGAACTTCCTGGACTACTACCGATAGCAGGGTCAAGACCAACATAAATATTATTACCCTTATAACGTTTGAGTAGTTGACGATTGGCCTTACCTCCTCCAATGGTTTGTATTACTTCTTCATCAAATGTTCTGTCATCGTCAGATACTGGCTGGTTCCTGAATCCACGGTTAAATGCCTGTGAACCTAAATCTTTATACTTCTGTCTTAACGCCTCCTCGTCCCACTTCTCTGGCCATATAGGTGTAAAATCTTCATCAATAGAATACTCAAAGGTATCAAATGAATCACCATCTGCCAATTCACATGTTAAATCACTTTCATGCCACTTAGTGGCTATATACTTAACTTCGGATGAAGGCTCCAATAAGTTCAACCAGTTTTCTCTGAACTGTGTCTTAACCTGCTCTCTTAATTTAGGTTGTTGTATAGCATTTTTCAAATCAACAACGTCATCCATTATAATTATATCAGCACGTCCACCAGTAGCAGACGATAACACTCCCCACGCTTCTAACGTAGAGTCCTTAGAACGTGCTTCTCTCTCAACAGTAATAGAATGTTTCGACCAGTCATCTACATCATTAGATGGCCGAATCTCAGGAAATATCTTCTGATATTCCTCACTCTCCAATATATATTGCTTAATTTGACTCAATCGTTTCTTAGCCTGTGAGTCAGTCTGACATATATATTTTATCCTTAGATTAGGATTATTTCCTAGTCTCCACAATACCCAAGCAATTATCTGTGTAGTCTTACCATGGTCTCTAGGAGCTATTATCTGCGTGAAACGATTTTCATTTAAGTGTTTATGCCACTTCTCATGTATATCAGCCTGCTCAATTGGCTCGTTGTTCTGGTCACGCATTACATACTCAGTGAAAAAACTTGAGCCCTCTCTCGCTCTCTCCTCCTCAGCTTTGCTTAATACTAACTCTAACTCAGCCCTTTCTTCAGGACTCATACTCTCAACCATTTCGTCTATCTTATCCATCACTGCCCCCAGAATTTGATAATTTATCTTTTATTTCTTCTTCGTCCTGTTGGTCAATAAAATCCTTCAGACGCTCCTTCAACTCAGACTTTCCTGAATCAGTCTCAATAACATTAGCATCTATCCCCTTCTCCTTCCTATCTGCCATAAATCCTAAATCCCTCAATATCTTGAAATACTGCCTATCCATTTCAGCTATCTTACTTAAAGCCTTTATCTTCGCAAAAGGATTTCCGTCTTTGTCCTTCTGGTCTTCAACTACATTCCAGAACTCCTCAACAACTTCCTTCTTGGTAGATAACATTTTGGCCATGTATTCAACCATAGTCAAATGTCTTATCTTATCCGTCTCCATGTCTCTTATAAGTTTCTTGTCTTTCTTTAAAGTATTATAAGAAACATCATACTCCTCAGATAAATCCTTTAAAGTTTTGTTTTTCCTTACCAAATCCTTCGCTAACCTTTTAAGTCTATCCCACCTTTGTGGACTTATACATTTCTCTTCCCCATCAACCTTTACAGGATAATATCCCTCGGCTTTATAATTCCTGCTTTTATCAACAAATGGCATAAAAAAACTCCTCCTTATACTTCTTTCCATAATCACTTATTATAATTATACGATTAAGTAGCAGTAATATCAAGTTATTTATTTGAAATCGAAAAAATTTTGGATATATACACGGGGGGTTCTTATATAGAAAGCTATAATATATCAGCCCCTTAGTCTTTTTAGGCCGACATTCGGAAAGGGGTTACCCCCCCGCCGGACCGAATATCGAATTTGCGATAACGATTATCAGATAATGAAATTTCCATGACTGTATATCAAGTTTCGATATTGCAAGATTAGATGTTGTAATAATAAATCCTGGGTCGATTTATATATAACGATTTGTAATATTAATCACAAGAATAATTGAGATAACATCCTGGATATAATAACCGATATAACAAGATGTTATCGACAGGGACTGTAGAATAATTGAGATAACATCCTGGATATAATAA